ATTGGTGATGGAGCGGCGTTCTTCTCTGCTGCACACCCCACAATTTCTGATGGTAATCAGTCCAACCTTCTTGCGGCTGCTGACCTGACGGAAGCTACTCTTGAGACTGCGCTTACGAGCATCCAAAAAATGGAAGATGATCGTGGTATTCTCATTGGTGCAAGTGCGGTGTCGTTGCACGTACCTGTTGACTCTTGGGCGATTGCTGGTCGTATTCTGTCCAGTCCTGGTAACACTCAAACGAGTGCTGCTTCGGCTAACCCGAACACGAACGCAATCAACGTAACCCGAAGCATGGGTATGCTTCCTGAAGGTTACTTTATCAATCGTCGCTTTACGGATACCAATGCGTATTTCATTAAGACTGATGTTCCTAATGGTACAAAAATGTTTGTCCGTTCTCCGCTTCAAACGAAGATGGAGCCTGACTTTGATACTGGCAACCTGCGCTTTAAGGCACGGGAGCGTTACAGCTTTGGTGTTTCTGACTGGCGTGGCTTCTTCGGAAGTGCTGGAACCTAATGGTGAAAGTGGGGGAGTAGTTAACTCTACTCTCCCATTCTTCCAAAGGAGATATTATGGCATCTAATATAAAAGTCGCACACAATGTAAGTAGTGATGGAGCTATCATAAATGGATTTCGTTATGTAGATGCTCCTACTGTTACATTGGGTTCTGAAGGTGGTAGTGATAATCCTACCCCTACAACCACTCGTATAATTGCTGTACATGCTTATTCTACTATTGTAGGTGATATTGCTATTTCAGGTAGTAAACAGATTACTAACAAGACTGCCAAGGGTAATGCTCTTCGCTACAGGGTAGGTGCTACGATTCTAACGATGCTTACATTGGTGACATGGGCGTTGCTGTGCATGGTATTGTAAGTCTTTCTACTTCTGGTGCAGCAGCTATGGTCCCAACAATTACTCTGTATGTAGGCTAACATGCCTAACTATAGCGATCTTAAAACAGACATCATTAATACTTCTGAGAATGATGGGACTGAGTTTTCTAACCAAGTTCCTAAGTTTATTCAGAAGGCTGAGTTTCGTCTGGTAAAAGAGCTAGATGATTTTGGACTGGATGAGTATACTACTGTATCTGTTTCATCTGGCAATGCTAGTGCTATTACTCTTAATGATCGTGTTAGGCTTGTTAGAAACATCAACTTTAAAACAAGCAGTGGAACGAGTGTAACTAATCTACTACCTCGTACTGTAGAATATGTAAATGATTATTGGCCTGTTAGTGCATCTACAGGCACACCACGATATTACACACGTAAGAATAATTCAACAATTAAAATTGTACCCACACCAGTCTCAGTAATTACGGCTGAAATACAAACAGCATCTCAACCATTGGCCCTTGCTTCTGCTACAGGGACAAGCGTAACAACCTCAAATTATTTCACAGAGTATTGCTATGATGCTATCTTCTATGGTTGCATGATGGAAGCAACTATGTTTAACAAAGACTGGAATACTTTACCCGTATGGCAAGCACAGTACACTGCTGCCGTAGGGGCTTTACGTAATCAAGCAAGACGTACTAGACAGGATGACATGGCTGTTGCAGCCTCTCCTGCTGGTGGTCCTGATACAATAACACAGGGAGCAAGTTAATGGACGAAGATAAAAAATATGCAAAAGCAGTTTTGAAGAATGCTAGGAATAAAGCTAAAACTCCTTTTGTAATAACTTCAGATGGTCAAAAAATTCCTGTTCCCTCTAATCCAAGTGAAGCAACTATTGATGAAGCTAAAGGTATTCTTTCTGGTCGTACTGAAGAAAGTAAAGCCGGTGGTGGTAAAGTAGTTTATCGTAAAACTGGAGGAAAAGTTATGAGTGGTTCAGAACTTGTAGCTTCTCTATATGACTAAGGAGAATTAAAATGGCAGACAAAACTAAAGGGCGTCGAAGAAGTAAAGCACAGAAATTAGTCAAGACCTTTGAAGACCTTGTAACAACTAAAGGTCTTGATAGATTTAGTGGAAAAACTAAAAAAAATATAATTTCAAAAATTATAAAATTTGCTGGTGAAAAAGGTAAAAAAGCTGCTGAGGAAAAATTTGGTGTTAAAGCTGTTAGAGATGCTCAAGCAACAATGTCTAAACGTAAACCTGTTACTACGGGTAAAAAAGAAAAACTATTTACTTTAGATGAAGGTTTTAAAAAAACAGACCCAAATTATTATAGAACAAGACAAACTACACCTGAACTAACAGGTAAAGATTTAGATTTTGGTTATGATCCTATAGCTCCTAAAATAAAAAAACANGGAAGCGGCTTTGGGCAAAAAGGCGGTGTTAAAGGTTCTGNTAGGCGTAAAGCTGGTGGTAAAGTTATGAGTGGTTCAGAACTTGTAGCTTCTCTATATGATTAATTATGGCTAATAAAAAAAATAATAGAAGTGCTGTTTTAAAAGCTATAGGAGTACCCACTGGTGCAGCAGGAGTTGAAGCTGCAAAGTATATTCCTGTGGGTTTACATCCACTTGAATTAACAGGTCTTGCCATAGAAAACCCTGAAGGTTTTAAAGAGGGACTTATTGATTTAGGAATGTATACTGCTGCTGATGCTGCTATGCTTACTGGTGCAGCAAAAGGTGCTGAAGCTGCTGCTAAAACTAAAAAAGCACAAGCTCTTAAAAATATATTAAAGAGAAAAGGAACACAAGCTTTAGCTAGAACTGGAGCAGCTACACTAGCGTCTGGTCCCGTTTTAGGTCCGTTTGCTTCAGCAGTAGGAACAGGTGCAACAGCTTATGGTATATATGATGTAGCAAGAGAATTAATTAAATCAGGTTTGACGTTAAAAGAGGTAAAAGAGTTTATTAAAGATAATACAGGTCCAAAAATGGCTAAACTTTCAGAAGAAGAAGCAAAGCAAAGAAAAAAAACTAGAGCTAAAACAAGAAAAAAAGACGGAAAACGATTTAAATTTACCGAATCTCTTGGTAGAAAAAGAGGTGGTAAAGTAGGAAAACCAAAAGGGGTTGGTTGTGCTGTAAAAGGCTACGGAAAGGCCATGACCCGTGGTTAATAGAGCTAGTATTAGCAAACAAATTACAAATCCAGGTAGGAGAAAAAAAATGGCAGAGCGTCGTCGTAGAACAAAAGCACAAAAAGCTGTAGAGTTGCTTAAAGCGGCTAGAAAAACTCAAGTAGCAGACAAACCCAATAAGGTTGTTACTCTTGGTGTAGATAAAGTACCTATGAGTAAAACACAACGAAAAGTTAGAAAAGCTGTTAATCTTGCTAAAAAAGAAGATGCGGCTAAGGCGGCGGCAAGGAAAAAGAAACAAGCCGAAAATGCTGCTAAAAAAGCTGCTGCTGCTAAACAAGCAAAGCAAAGCAAGACTATGGATAGAGTTGGAAAAGGTGCAGCCGTTGTTGGCACAGCAGCTATGGCTAGTTCTTTGTTGGGTAAAAAAGGCGGTTCCTACTCAATTAAGTCTGGAGATACGCTTTCACAGATTGCAAAAAAAGCTGGAACAACTCTCAAAGCACTTCTTGCTGCTAATCCTGGTATTAAAGACCCAAATAAAATTCGTGTGGGTCAGAAGATTAAATTAAGTGCGCCAGTTCAAAATCGCAAATCCGTATATCAAGGTATGACACCAAAGCAAATGGCTGATATGGCAATGCCTAAGAAGGGCGGCGGTACTGTTAAGCGTAAGGGTGGCGGTAAAGTAATGAGCGGTTCGCAACTTGTAGCTTCTTTATATGACTAATTATGGTTAAGAAGAAACGTAAAAAAAGCAACATGAAAGGCATTACAATTGGTAGGGGCATGAAACGTCCTACCAAGTCTGGTGCTGGTATGACTGCGAAGGGGGTGGCTAAGTATAGGAGACAGAACCCTGGTTCAAAACTCAAGACGGCTGTAACAGAAAAGAAACCTAGTAAGGCTAGGGCAGCTAGACGTAAGAGTTATTGTGCTAGGTCTGCTGGACAAATGAAAAAGTTTCCAAAAGCTGCTAAGAACCCTAATAGCAGATTAAGGCAAGCTAGAAAAAGATGGAGATGTTGATGAAAAAAGCAGTAGATGCTCCTAAAGGATTTCATTGGATGAAGTCAGGATCAACATTTAAACTAATGAAAAATCCGGCTGGTGGTTATAAGCCACATAAAGGTGCTTCCAAGAAAGCTAGTTTTGAAATTCAAAAAGTACATGCGAGACGTTATGGTGGTAAAGCGGGTAAAAGGTAAGTGCAACAACTGTGGGCATGAATCTCATTGTGGAACTGTTTTAAAAAAAGAAGTTGACAAAGAGAGTGGTCCTATAGAAGTTTGTAAAAGCTGTAGATGTTTTAGATGTATACTACCTGATTGGGGATAGAATGAATGGCAATAAAGCGTAAGAAAAGCGGCACAGCCACTAAGCGTGATCCTAAGAAGTGGG